CGACCGTTAGCAGCGGCACGCCGATCATTAGGCTGAGCCAGGGCGTCGAGGGATGAGCAGCGGCAAGCGTTCAGTCGCCCGCGTCGTGCATGACGGCTGGGCCAATCTGCTGAGCGGCTTCGGCACTTCGCACGATGCTGGGCGTTACAACACTGTAACATCGTCGATCGGCATCAATCAGTCGTTGGCCGATCGGCTGTACCGCGCCGACGGCATCGGCCGCCGCATCATTGACATCCCTGCCGAGGACATGACCCGCGAGTGGGTTGAGGTCAAGGGCGACGATGGCGCGGAGCGCATCAAGCAGCTTGCCGACATCAACGCCAAGCCGAAGGTCAACCAGGCGCTCAGATGGTCGGGGCTATATGGTGGTGCGGTGATCATCATGGGCATCGATGACGGCGGCGTGCTTGAGCAGCCAGTCAACGAGAACAGAATCAGGGGATTGACGTTCTTGCGCGTCTATGACCGTTGGCGCGTGAACTGGTCGAGCACCGATCTTTATTCAGATCCAAAATCACCAAAGTACGGTGAACCAGAGTTCGTGACAATCAACCCGCCGACCGGTGGAAGATTCCGCGTCCATGAGAGCCGGTTGTTGTGGTTTGACGGTGAAGACGTACCGGATCAAATCCGTGTGAACAACAACGGCTGGGGCGATAGCCGCTTGCAGGCAGTATTTGACGGCCTTGGTCGTTACGCCGAGGCGATGGGCGGCGCGTCGAATATCATCCGGGACTTTGTGACTCCGGTCCTTGGCATGAAGAACTTGTCAGACATGATCGCGGGCGGCCAAGAGGCCGTTGTAAAGTCGCGGCTTGAGATCCTTGGACTGAGCCAGTCGATGCTCAATATTAGGTTGATCGACGCCGACCTTGAGACATACACCAAGCAGTCGAGCACATGCACTGGCATCGACGACCTGTTTGAAGAGTTCAAGCATTACCTTTCGGCGCTGTGCGGCATCCCTCAGACAAAGCTTTTTGGCCGCAGCCCCGGCGGCGAGAACGCGACGGGCGAGAGCGACATTCGCAACTGGTACGACACGATCAGCGCCGAGCAGGAAACCAAGATGCTCCCCGCCGTCCAGAGGCTTGTGTATCTGCTTGACCTAGCTGCAGGCGGCGAGCCGGAGAATCGCGAGGTTGTGTGCAAACCGCTTTGGCAGCCGTCCAGCGTAGAGAAGGCCGAAACGCTATCCAAGGTTGCACCGGCGCTCGTGCAGCTCGTTGACTACGCTATCATTTCTGGCGAAGCGGCCCAGGACATCTTACGCGGCCTATGCTTCGAGCCCGGCGACATCGACCCGGCCATCAACACGCCGTCATTGAATGAGTAGCGGCGCAGACTTTAGCACTCCGGCGCGTGAGCGCCTGCTTTACCAGGCCAGGCGCTACCGGGCAGAGTTCGGGCGCAAGGGGCTTAGGAGGCGGCCACCGATGCCGCGCCGGCCTGAGGCCATCCGGCGTTATTACTACGGCCTGATTGCCGGGATCATCAAGGCCATCGAAGCGGCAGTCAACGACATCATCGTGCCAGAACTCCCGAGCCTGCTGGCGGCCGCCCAGCCGACAAGGCGCGACGGAGCCGAACGCTTGGATGCTGAGCCGCCCAAGCCCGATGAGCAGTGGGCGCAACGCATCGCGGCGTTGACCGTTGCCACGCGCCAGCAGGTTGCCGAGCGAGTCGAAGCAGTGCTTGGCGACCTCATGGGCATCGGTCAAAAGACGGTTCAGCACGCTACCGACGACGTTATGCGCCAGATTCGCGGCGTGATCGGGATTGACCCAATCTATGATGAATCCCTTGATGAGCTGATTGATTCATGGGTGCAGAGCAATTCGGCCTTGATCAAGACGCTCGTTGACAATCAGATTTCATCGGTCGAGCAGATCGTAAATCGGGGAATGCGCCGCGCGACGCCGGTCAAGGTGCTGGCGCAGGAGATTCACAAGGCCACCGGCAACAAGCTCTGGCAGGCCGAGCGCATCGCCAGGACGGAGCTTGGCCAGCTCTACGCACAGACAACAAAGCGGCGCGACCTTGAGCTTGGGTTGAATCGTTTCGAGTGGGTGAGCGCGGGGGATAGCAGGGTCAGAGACAGCCACGCGGCGCTGGACGGCAAGTTCTTCAGCTATGACAACCCACCGAACGGCTACCTACCGGGCGAAGAGATTAACTGCCGGTGCATCGCGAGGGCGGCGGTTGACGAACTGCTTGCTGAGCTTGAGAAAACTGCTTAAAGGAGGCGGGGATTGCAGCACCCCTACTGCAATCCCCTGGAGACAACATGCTAAAAACACAAATAGCACATTGAGCGAAGCTGTCAAGCACAAAAATATAATAAGGGGCAATCATGGGACGCTTTAGCGATTACCTGAAAGAGTTGAACCCAATCAACGGGGGCGCTGGCTGGCCGAGGATGGCGAGTTCGTCAATGTGGCCGACTGGCTCAAGGCCCAGCGTGACGCTTCGCCGGGAACCGCTTACAGCATGGCGGTTCACAATTGGTTATTTGGGAATTTGATGCTTGACAAATGTGTAACATCCATTTGACAGTGTAACTATAAGATGTTACGCTTGTGTAACGGTTAGCGGGGGAATAATGCCAATCAAGCCACTTGAGAACGAGACGCAAAGCGAGTTCATGGGCCGGTGCATTCCGACCGAGCTTGAAGGCGGCGCGGCATCTAGTCAGGCCCAGGCCGTCGCCATCTGTTCGCGGGCGTGGGCTGGCCGCAACGACGCCGACGACACACCCGCCAGCGCTGTGCGCTACGACTACGCCGATTATCCTCGCATGACTCGCACCCAAGAAGGCTATCTGACTGGCAATGCCAAGGTGGCCCGCATCGGTGTTCAGTCGTATCGGCGCGCCGATGGCTCGCTGTGCCGCGATTACCGTCCCGCCGAGTCAGTGTTCAGCAAGAAGTCAATCGACTCGTTCAAGATGGCCCCAGTCACGTTCGCGCACCCAAGCGAACGGCTGGTTGACGCATCGAACGCCAAGCGCCTGGCCGTTGGCCATATTGGCGAAAACATCTACGTTGATGGCGCGTGGCTGGTAATGCCCATCACGATCACGGACGCCGATACCATCGCCCGCATCGAAGCCGGCGAAGCGTTACAGCTTTCGGCTGGATATTTGGCAAAGGTCGATGAGCAGCCGGGCGAGTACAACGGCGAGATCTACGACGCCGTTCAGCGCGAGATTGTCGGCAACCATGTTGCCATCGTCGAGGCCGCGCGCGCTGGATCAGAAGCGAGACTTAATCTGGATGCCGCCGACGCGGTGGCAGTAGCAGACCACCACAAAGGAGAACCAAGAATGAGTGAAAAGCAGGTAACTGTTAGGGTGGACGGCATCGAGTACAGCGTGCCGCCCGAGGTCGAGAGGCATCTGGCCAAGCTCGACGCTGCCAAGGCCGAGGCCGACAAGGCTCTTGAAGCCGTCAAGGCTGATGCCGAGGCCAAGGCAGCCGAGATCGAGGCCAGCAAGGCCAAGCTTGATGAGGCCGCCGCCGAGATCGAGAAGCTGAAGGCGGCGCACTCGGATGAAGCCATCCGCGAAGCCGTCAAGGCTCGGATCGACCTTGAACGCAAGGCGCTGACCGTTCTTGACGCCAAGGCCGCCGAGGGCATTGCCGACATGACCACGCGCCAGATTCACGAAGCCGTTGTCAAGAGCGTCCATGCTGACGCCGACATGACCGACAAGTCTGACATTTACGTGGCCGCCCGCTTCGATGCGGTGCTTGACTTGGCTGAGGTCAAGGGCGACGCCATGAGCAAGCAGCGCGCCGCCGTCGATGGTGGCAAGTTCAGCACCACCACCAAGCCGCTGAACGCCGACCAGGCCCGCAACGATGCTTGGGATTCGATCAAGAACGCCTATAAGGGCGAGCCCGTTAAGGCTTAAGGAGGATTCGCAATGTCTCAGACTAGTTATGATTTGAATATGGCAGCGGGTGTCGCCGGCATGAAGGTTGACATGCGCCCGGACCGTGTCGAGAGCTTCGCCGCTGAGGGCTCGATTGACTTCGGCAAGTTCTGTTCGCCTGGCACCAACGCCAGCAAGCAGGTGAAGCAGGCCACGACCGGCATTACTTCGGTCAAGGGCATCAGCCTGTTCAGTCAAG